CGTGAGCGTCCCTAGCTGCCATTGTCTGATGCTGATACACCGTCATGCCGCTACGCTCTTTCGTCTCCATGTGATGCCTGTGGCCGGTGTGCGCGTGACGGTATTTTGTGGCGCCCCAGATTTCAGGGAATTGAGACGCAAAAAGTAGCGGTAGTTCGTGATTTGGCTTTTTGTGCCCGTGATGCCAGCCCAGCATCACTTTTCCGAACTGGTATGCGTAGTACGGTATTTCTGTGTCTATGATCTCAACTCGAGGTTCGTTGATATAGAGCGCGGCAAACATCTTCCGCATCCACATGCTCGAGACGATGTTGTGATTACCTTCCGCCATAAGGCAAATAACTTTCTTGTGACGCTTTAGCGCCTCATCAATAAACCGCCGCCTAATCCTGATGCTGGTTTCTATGATCTTCGGGAATCTTCCGTCTGCGTCCAATTGGTAACGATTAGTCGGAGTTACTGCATCGAACCCGTCGAAATGCTCAAAGTCGCCAAGCTCGCCAACAATTGCGTACTCTGAATTTGGAGCGCCGTCCATCATTGCTATAAATGCGCCAACCAGCGTTTCTTCTGCTATTTTCAGATCCCAATCAGCTCCGCCCTCTCTATGCCATGCCAGCATGCCTACGTGACAATCGGTTAGAGTGTAAAGATTCAGAAGGTCCGAGTTTAGTTGCCGCTTTGGCTTTTTGATCGGGGAGGATGGCGGGATTTCTTTTGATAGTTCTGCTACTGCGGCCTGCATCAACTCCAACTGCCGTTCTGCGTCCTGGTTCGTCTTAACCCATTGCAGAACCGGCTGGCCTTCTTTGTATAGCGTTGATGTCCCTTTGACTGCGTAGCCGTCAGGTACGGTATGGCGCATATCGTGCTCGGGCGCATGGCCTTTCTTGGCCGCTCTGGCGCGTATCGTGCGCATGGCCTTCCGTATGTTTCCCGGGTCTGCGCCCACCTTCTCGGCAATCTGCGCGCTTGATAGTCCTTCATCCATCAGGCGCCCGATTTCTTTCTGTCTCTCTGAGTTGGCATAATCGACAAAACCAGCCATCGCAAGCGCTCCGTTATGAGTAGTAGCCCGTAGTATAGCCTTAGTAGGCATATAACAACAAAAAAGGCGCATATCAGCGCCCGTTCTGTCCACAGTACCAATTTGGGTATCATCGTACCTTTATTGGGACTGGTAGAATTGTCGTTCAGCCCGCTGCTTTTCATTGCACTTCAGCAGGCTTTGCCACAGCTCAAACGACCAGTCGTAATAGTCGCCAAGTGTGCCGCCGTTGCGGGGAGGGATTTCACAGTCAGCCATCCACGCCGGTTCTGGCTTTATCATCACTGTTTCCGTCTTCACGTTGCGGCCCAAACTGCAAGCTGTCATCGAGATGCAAAGCCATGCACTCACTAGTAACCTTGTCCACATTCTTTCTGGCCTCCTGTATCGCAAACCGATAGGCCCGCTCGCTTCGTTCAAGTTGCTGAGCTCTGCGTTGCTGTTCGGTTAGTGCCTGCTGGCGCTGTTCACTGATCTTGCTCAACTGCTCAAGCCTTGCGTTTTGGATGGCAATCGTCTCTTCTTGAGCCACCGCCCGCTGCTCAAGCCCGCCAAACTCCTTGAGTTCAGTCCAGAACCAATAAGCGGCGCCACCAGCCACCACCAACAGGGCAATGGCGAGGTAGCCGCTAAACGGTGTTGCCGCGAATCGTTGAATTAGCTTTAGCATTCTCTCGCTCCTGAAGCCATTTATACAACCCAAACACCCCGGCATTCATAACAAGGAATTCTTCATGCGCTGCCGGGTTGGTTATCACGATATACGTACACAGCACGCAATACCAGAATATCAGGATTTCGTTGGCGGCGTTTTTAAGGATATCCATCACTCCACCAGCTCAAAATGCACAAGATCATCAAAACCGTTATCAGCCACTTCCGTGTCACGGTCCCAGTCGCCGCCCCATCGCAGCCGATGCGTTATCATGCCTTCGTCGTGCAGCACCTGGGCCACGCCCATGACATACCCAGCGAACAGGATCATCCGCTCCCTATCCTTCCAGTCGATAGGGTATGGCGCCGCATCAACCGCCATGCTAGGCGTTTTGTTGTGCTTTCCGTTCGGCCATTTAACCTTTGATTTGCCGGAGTTGTACGCCTCCATTTGTGCGGCCTTGCCCCTGTGACCGCACAGAATCGAGTTGTCGAAATGACTGATAACCGTGTTAAATATTAGCTGCAAGTCCTTGTGGCATGTTTTTAGCCTGGCTTTGCTGGTTTCGCTGTACCTTGGCATACCGCCTCCCGATAAACACCCGCCCCGAAACAGGGGCTGTCAGTTGCGCCAGGCGCTTCGATTCTGTGCATTACTTACCACCACCACACCTTGTTTTTAGCGGCTCCCATTTTAATCCACACTGAACACAACGTTTATAGAAAATAGTGCTGGCTGCACACTGCCCCAGTTAATAACAACATCCCCGGTTTGTGCGTTTATAAGCGCATATGCACCTTCAAACTCACCCACTCCAGACACATACATTGAAGATGGTGGCCTGTACCCAATCGGCAGATTAAAGGCGCTGGTATTGTCTGTCCCACCTGATAACGTAACACTAATATGCACACGACCGTCAAACAACCTTCTGTATCCCATGGATGAAGGATTCAGCGTAAATCCGTTTTGCATGGATGGAGTTTGCCAATCTAACCCTTCATCCTTTGATCCAGACAGTTCATTTGGAGCAACGTTATATTTGATATCCGCGCTTGCTACTGTGTTGTTGCGCAACTTAGCACTTGACACGCCTGACATTCTAATCCCGCTGTTGTACACATCCCCAGCCGTGCTTAAAATGTCGTTGTTGACGACTGTGGGTCGAGGGGAATTTTCGATCACGATAGCATCGCGCTTGACAGAATCGATGGTGTAGTCGTTGTTTGCGTTATGTATCACGTTGCTCATTACATTAATACGATTACAGTTATCGATTACTACCGCTGTGCGAGTTGTGTGTCTAATAACGTTGTTCGATATCGTTAAATTGCTGACCCCACTTACAACGAACGCGCTACTACAGACTGACCCGATTGGATCATTTGATGTAACAAATTTTCCATTTATGGAATTATCCGTAATGGACTGAACAAAGAATGTGGAAGCAAGAACGTTATCTGGGTCAGTTATTTTTGAGTACACAAATGTCGGGTTGTATTCTCTGATTATGTTCCCGCTTATCTTCGCTCCAGCCAAGTAACCCTTGTAGAATCCTGCACCACAAAAATCGGCGTTGTTATCAACTACCTCTATGTGGGACGTTGCTACTGATGTGGTAGGCATCTCTACGCACCAGCTATCCAAGCTATCTTGGTCAGCGGGAGCAGCAACTCCGGAGGGTATAGTGTACTGATACCCCAGACTGTGGAACCGGTTTGATAATATCCTCCACCCACGGAAACTCGACACCGTTCCTGAGTTATATGTGTGCAGCTTTCCTACTACACCGCGTTTACATACCGAAAATAAAGAATCTGAAATTATCGCATTCCTACCGACTCCAACAACTGAGTCGTTCAGATACGCGAATATACAATTCTTAACGATAAAATCCAAGTTTGAGTATACTTCTGCATCTCCGACCGACGTTCTGTCTACTACCAACCCATTTGCTGATCCGAAGCTGGTGGTACTACCGTTTCCTCGAAGCGCAATGTTTTCTACTCGAAGTCCATACCCAGAACACTGGATGATATCTATAGGTTGATCGGTATAAAAGCCCTCCGTATATTCAGCAGATGGCTCGGAGTATAAAGTAAAGTCATTAGCGTTTATTGCTATACTCGATGCAACGTAATACGATGGATATCCATTTGACAGACTTCCAGATTTTGGAACCCGAACAGAACCACCATCTCCAGCAAACCGTATGGCTGCATTAATAGCTGGCGAACAATCGGTAGTTTGATCTCCGACGGCCCCAAACTGAACTATGCTAATAACACCGTTGGTAAACAGTCCTTTAGCCTGCAAGCCGCTGCCGACCAAATCAATATAGCTGCCGCCATCATCAACCCCAGTCCCCGTGGCCACAATTTCGTAGTCGTTTCCGCCACCATCGCCAGGAGTGTAATACCCAAGCGTCCGGACCTTTTGTCCAACTTTCAGGTATGTCGCAGCTGCCATATCTGCAACATTGTCAAATGTGATAACACGCGCACTGATCGCGGCTTGAACGCTTACACCATCTTCGGTACCAATCAAACCAGCGCCGCCGGCAGCGGCCAAGTCTTGGCGCAGCACAGCATCCCCAACCGATACAAGATTGCTGTCTACGTCCGGAGTAGTGGCGGTGGTTGTGTAAGGCAGGGTGCCGGCAGCCGCTCGGTAGAACTCGCCGTTGTATTCGATAACTTGGTTGTACATCGTCAGCTCAATGCCGGGCGCATACGAGCCAAGAATATGATATCCGGCCTGCCCGGCCAGCGTTACGCGAGAGCGACCAAACCGATCAGTCCACGTGGTATCGGTAGAGTTGACCGCAGCGTCCAGATTTTCCGAGTTATCCGAAAGGTCACGCGGATCGGTGGAGCCAAGTGGATTGCCAGTGTTATAAGTCGTCATTACATTCCCCTGTCGTCTCGACGGTGATTAATGTGTTCATTGTAGCGCTACTGCGGGCTGTTGTCGTCATCTGCATAGACTCGATCATCGTAATTCGATGCCGTCACGCTGACCTCTAGCGGCCCGTTCGGGCTTATCTGTGTGATCAGCGCCGGGAAGCACCATCGTTCGGTGGTGCCAAAGTAGACGTGCGTCGGTTCTCTGTCGCCGGGGAGTACGGCAGGCCACGGCTGCGGGATTTCCACCAGCAGCGTGTATTCGTCTGGCCCCTGAGTGCATGGAAACGGGCCAACGGTTTCGCCACTCTCGGCGCGATAGGCGACAACGTGACTCTTGCCAGGCTCAAATTCCATGGGTTCGGACACAGTGATCCGGTCGGCTTCGATGCCTTCCAGGATCGCCACCTTGCCGTAACCCGGGACATCGTCCAACAGCGGCACGTAGGAAAGGTAACTTGAATTGAGCGCGTCCAGCTCAGTATCGAACGTATACGTCCAACGCCGGTAACGCTGCGCCCTTCTGCGCCTCATGCCGATGCGCCATGCGCGGGTACGATCTGTCACGCCGTCCAGCTTGATCTTGTCCACCTTGATCTGCTGATCGCCGGGCAAGGTGCACATAACCGTCTCGGTCGTCCATGTGTCTGCGTCGGTGTACTCCACTTCAACGCCGTCCGACTCGTCCGGCTGCTTGCCGCTGAACTGCCGGCGTAGTGGCGCGGTCATGTTCTCCGGGCTGTATCCGTCTTCCAGTTGCGTGCGGGGCTCGTCCCTGACCGGGGTAATGATGCCGTTATCCAGCGTCACGTCTGCAAAGCCAGCCCTGAGCATCATCTTCATGGCGTCCAGTGCGGTGCCGTCGTTAATGACAAAATCAAAAGTGTCGCCACGCGGTTGCCAGATGCCATCCAGCCGCTGAAGCTCGCTGATATTGATCTGGTCATCGCCGTAACCCAAAGAGCGTGCAACGTAAGCCGTGGCGTCAGCAATAGAGCGGGTGGTTGTCGGGGTTCCGCCTGCGACGGGCGGCAGTTTGCGCGTGGCAACGAGGTTGATCTGGTTGTTGGACTGGCTGCCAATCTTGTCCGTTCCCGTGATCGTCACGGCCATGGTGGTGACGCCCGCATAACTCGTCACCGTGGGCAGCCGGGCTTTCAGTGCTTGCCATTCGATTCGATCAAGGTCAGCGAGCTCGGAGCTTTCAGCGGTCACACGACGAACCCGAACTTCTGGGCGTATGGCCGAACCAAGGTCTAGCCGGTACGTAAACCCAAGCTGGTCGCGGGTGGCATTGTCCAGCGTGTAAATATGACTGTTCCAAGCGGTGCTCCCCAGCTCTCGCCACTGGATTTCAATCTGCCGTTTGCTCCCGAAAGGCACCACTTTGTCACCGTCGATTCTGCCTTGCCCTTGGGGCAGAAATACATCGATCTCGATCGTGGATGTGGTTTCACCGGAAGGGCAGGCGACGAACGGCCCGGCCCAGCCTTCGGACTCAGACCGCTCTGCAAGTAGCACGTCAGCGTAACCTGTGCCGCCAGAAAATCCCGTCCATGCGGTGTCTTCTGCGCCGTTCAGAAAGCGGGACAGGCCGAAGCCGTCTACCAGTTCGGGGTAGGTGGTATCGTAAATGATGCTGTCGATGCGAAAGTCTTCGTCCTCCCGGCGCGTGAACATGAGATAGGTGCCGGGCGTCCAGCCGGTTACGGGCGATCCGTCTTGGGTGATGGTGATGTCGTTGCCCGCTTTGGTGTCGATCAGGAAGACGCCATTAGCTTCGGCAAGCTCTGTTGATCGCAGTCTGATCTGATCGCCCACGTCAGCATCACCCCAATCACCGGTCAGGGTTACGATGCCGTTAACATCAACCGAAACCGTGACGCTCTGGCGGACAGAAATTGCGATGAAATCGCCCTCAGCCCAGTCGCCCGGGAAGAATACCGTTGTGCTGGTAGTGCGGATTTCGTTGCCGCTGTAACTGAGCTGCACGTTATTCAGCCCGGCGGACAGGGAGCGGCCACGGTACAGACGTATACCGCTGGAGCCGGTGGTGGCCCCGACTTCGGGAGCGGTGTACCAGTTTTCGTGCGCGGGATGACTGGATACGTCTTCGCCTGGCTCGAAGATCTGGTAACTGATGGAGTCGCCAAGCTGGGCGAAAGGCGTCTCCCCGAGCTTAAGCAGGGCGATTTCAATCAAGCAGCTGCCGGCGGTCACACACAGCATGATGTGCTGAGCCTGGGTTCGGGCGTCTCGGTAGTATTTGCGCGGCTGGTTGACGTAATCCGGGTAGCGGATGTATCGACCCAGCAGCTCTGGGATGCCTTGGCCCAGGCGGGCGGTGTTGGCGCGGGCGTCTGCGGGTGATAGCTGCGCACCCTGCTGCCCCTGGCCGCTGGATTGTATTGATGGGATGTTGATCAGAGCATCCAATGCCGCCTGACCAGCGAGAGCTGAGCCGGCAAAGAACGGATTGAAAAGAAAGCCGCCGATGCCGCTAAAAAAATCCCCGACACTACCGAAGGGCACCACGCGAAACTCGACGTTATCGCGCTCGCCAATCACCACGTCTTTCCAGTCCATCGGGTCAACGATGGCACCGTTAATTGAGCAGCTTACGGGCTGCACTGAGCCTCGCCGGTAATCCTCGGTCTGCCCCTTGAGCCAATCCTCAACCGTTATGCCGTAGTCGCTATAGACCTCAACCGGATCAGCGGGCATGATGGTGTCGAACACTTTAATCGTCATAGAAAACGACTCGCAGGTAGCGTTGCTGGAAGGGTTTAAGGCTCACAAGGCGAGGGCCGTGCCGGCCTTTGCCGGGCTCATCGGTTTCGAGAATCATCAGGCGCCCGTCGATCTCGACAACGATGGCGATGTGCGTGCATAGACTGCCCCGGTAGCAGCAGGCGATGGCCCCAGGACGAGGATCGCAGGTGTGGTAGTTCACCGACTCTGCCAGCATGGCCTTAGTCAGCGCTCGCTTGTCCGAGCCTTCGACCGCCCCGTGCTCCGGCATCCAGGGCTTGCCGAACAGATGCACCCTTGCCAGCCGTACCAACCCGTAGCAGTCTGCGCCAGTCGGCAGCCGACCATTCGGCACGTAGGGGACTTTCAGGAGATCGTCGAGCGTCATCATATGTACCGGAGCCCAGGGAACTCGTTAGCAGTGTAGCGTCTGCGCGGCCATTGGGTGTTCAGTAAATCGAAGTAGCCAGCCTCCACCTGAACCATCATCCCGTTAAACGAGCCGCCACGCATAACCATCTTGTATGGCCGCTTTGCAGGGGCTGTCAGGTCGGTAGACAAGAACACGCGATAGTTAACTGGCACATGCGAGTCTGACTCGATAGCAGCCTCTACAGCCTCCTGAGCCTGCCCCGTGACGTTGGCAATAGCAAACGTTAGTGTCTGGTTTCCGCTTGTGTCTTTGGACGGCTCCTTGTACTCAAACGGCCCAGCCTGAAACGTGACTGTCTCGCCAGTCTCAAGCGTTGCGGTCAAGTCCTCATACGCTGCCACAACGCGGATAGGATCGAAGCCTGGCACTAGAATCTCCAGCGTCGGCAGAATCACATACTCAGCCGGGGCGCTGGCGTACACCGTGCTAATGATGCTCATACAGGCCACCACTTGCACAGGGCCAGATCAATCACGGCTCGTCTTTGTGGCCAGTTCACGGCCATGTCGATGATTGCGTTACTGTTCATGCTTCAGGCCACCTCTGATTTAAGGAAATGTCGATAATGGACGAACCTTGGATAAACTCTTGGCCATACTGCCACCATTCCCGAGTCAGCACAGGCCGCTCCCTGATTTCCAGTTGCGCACTGAATCGCCAGTTGTTGGCGTCGTCAATGGTCGGGCCATCGTACATTTCCATGAACCGGCATTCGTAGGGCGCAAAATTGCCAACGGGTGTTTTCAGGTCGATGTTGAACCATTCTGCCCCGTCCGTGATTTCGTATTTGAACCACGCCTCGAATAATTGGGCGTTCGTTTCATTCATGTACCAATTCAGCGTTACCACCGACGGAACACTGGTAAACGTCCTGCGCTGCCTCGCCCGCCCGGTGGCCATGGCGGTACGCGCAAATGGGCTCACATGCTGAATGTCATAGTTGTCACGCAGCGGTTTTGGCAGATAGCTTGGGTAGTCTTTGGTCGCCATTTATCGGCCCTGCCTTCTGAGTCCAAAGGTGCTTTGCATGGATTTTGACATTGGGCCGCCTGTTGCCATGTCGGCTTGGAACATATCAATCGTAATTGTTCCGTCTCGTTGTCGCGTGACATTGGCCCCTGTCCCAGCTGGCGCGTTGTTGATAACCACGTTTACATCCCCGCCCATGCCCTGTCCGCGAGTGTGGTCAATAACCGTTTCATTAGGGTGGAGAATGGCCGGAAACCCGCCCTTTCCGTCTATCCCGCCAGACCGAGAGCCGTAGCCCGTGAAGCCGCCGCCGTCATACGATTGCGCTACGCCAACCAGCGTCTGAGCAGCTATGACGCCAACATTTGCCGCGCCAAGCGCCTCTATTGTCGCAGCGTAAGGCGCGCCAGCGACTGGGCCAAGGCCGATAGGGGGCGGAGCCAGAGCGGCGACAGCGGCCATCTGTGTGTTAATGATAGATGTGGCGATAGCAAAGCCCTGCTGGGCAAGGAATGCAATCCTGTAGGCGTCTGATTGCCTGCCCGCCATATCCGCAACTGCACCGGCAATGTTGCCTGCCAGCTGAGTCGTGCTCGATAGGATGGCTTGATCAAGATTTTGTTTAGCTTGACTAAATGCCTGCTGGTTCTGCAATTGCGTCTGATTGCCTTGCTGTGCAATCTGCGCCATGCGCTCCTGGTGCTGCGCGAATGCCGCCTCCCTCAGCCGCTCTTTTTCAGCCGCAGAGATGTTGAATTGCTCAATCTGGTCAATCTGGTCGGCGTAGCGGTTGAACTCGGCCATGGCTGGATCGGCCATGGCTCGCATTTCTGCTAGAGCTTGCTCTTGCTC